CGGAGAAGAAGTTACTCCTTACCATTGTTACATTAACTCGTTCGATTGTTTTAAACAAGAATGAGAGAGAGAAGATCGTACCAGATTACGAATCCATAACAAAACCGGGTATAATTAAGAAAACTATACCAACTGGTTTTATTAAGGAATTCGTTTCAACTCATAAGTTGAAGGAAACCAGGCCCGAATTTGACGAGAGAATGATATATCTCTCAAATAAGGCTGGACCTATAGGTAAAGCAACGCTTACTGCGATGCAATACTTATATTCCTATTCTTATGATTTGATGGCAGCAATCTTCAAATTGACTGACCAATCTGGTATCGACTATTTTTCGAGAAGCTATAAGTGAGCTTGAGAAAACTTAGATGGTAAACCTACCATCTTAGGTAAACTCTCGTTCATCTATGATCCAGAGGCTAAGTTAAGAATAATTGCTATAGTTGATTACTATACACAATTATTTCTTAAACCAATCCATGATAAACTTATGTTTAGATTAACTAAGTTACCACAGGATAGGACTTATACTCAAGATCCCAGAAATGACTGGAGCTCCTCGGAAGATATGTTTTGGTCTTTGGACTTATCATCCGCCACTGATAGATTCCCAATCAGTCTTCAGAGAAGACTCCTTGAACAAATATTTGACAAGGATCTTTCTGACAGCTGAATGTGGATTTTATCTAACAGGAAGTTTATGACACCTAAAGGTGGACTTATTTCATATAAAGTAGGTCAACCCATGGGAGCATATTCTTCCTGGACGGCCTTTACCCTGACCCACCATTTGGTTGTGCATTGAAGTGCACACTTAAATGGTTTAAGTAATTTTAAAGATTACATAATTCTAGGAGACGATGTCGTAATAAAAAACGACAAAGTCGCTAAGACTTATATAAAATGAATAAATTACTTGGGGGCAGAACTATCTATTGCGAAAACACATGTGTCTCCCGACACGTATGAATTTGCAAAAAGATGGTTTTGTAAAGGTAAGGAAATAACAGGGGTACCAATGAATGGGATAGTTAATAATATTAATAATCCATTCATAGTACTTGTTACCCTCTATGATTTCTTTAAAGTCAAGAATAACTTTTATTCTGGACCTAGAGATCTAGTTAGTGTTGTTT